CAAGGGATTGTTGTTTCACGAAAGGAATGCGACGAACTAGTGGTTCATGTTGAAACTTTCTCTCCATCAAGACCAATAGGCCTATGGTAGCAAATTAACCAAGCCACATTATAGATGACCTTAAAACATACCGCTTCTTGTTCTTGTTATAATACTTAATCATCATAGCTTTCATGAAATAACTGTTGTTAACCCAACTACTTGGAATGATCGACAACCAATCCCAATGACGAGCAAACATCTTTGCACTTGTCAAAAGCGCTAAGGATGCAGCACCTTCAACAGCAGCGCCCATACCAAACAGATCAGTAGTTACCTTATCTGCAATGATACCAGTGGCTCGTGAAATTCCATCATATAAGATGTCACCAGTTTCACGATCTTCACCACTCTGCTTGTCAAAGTCCACTTTTTCCTCTTCAATAGGTGGTAACTCAGCAATTGTTGGCTTGAACTTCTTCTTCTTTTTCTTCTTAGTATCAGGAGGTTCTTCGGGAGGAGGCTCGAGAGTCACTTCACCACAAATGAAACTTTCGACTTTATCCTCAAGAACCTTCTCATCCTGCTTCTTCTTTCTAAACCAATTAAATAAACTGAAAGGACTACCAGGGTCATCATCATCATCATTTTCATCCGCTGGAACCAAATTTGGAGCCTCGGGATGAAGATCACAATAACCCTTGATAAATTTGCATCCAGGATGAGGGCATCTAACGACCTGATGTTGGCGATTCATGGCCTTCTCTACAATATCGTTCTGTTCCTCCTCATGTTTGTGGAATCTTTCAATGAGGAAATTCATGACAGTTTTAAATGAGACATTTTTCAATGGAACTCCGTTATGGACAACCGTTCTATATGTGGCAACCTGATGCAACTTTTCAGGTTTTACTGCTTTTTCAACGGTCAAATACCAAATGTCATCAAATACAGGATCTCGACCCAAGGATTTATTGAAAGCCTTGACTTTTTCAGAATCAATTCCCTGTGTGATATCATCAACTATGAATTGAAATTCCTTCTTAGCCTCAACCATTATAACATAGTGAAATCGTCTTTGAATGGAGTACGGACAATTTGACCACAAGGCGGCATCAACATCCTTCTTATTGGTATTAGCCATCATTATGCAAGGTTCAACAAAAATCTTACCTTTTCCTTCCAAATGGGCGACGTTAGCATAGTAAGGTTGGTTATTGCAAACATCGACAAAAACGCGAGTTGGTGGACTCTTTGCAGTTCCACCTTTCTCGTTTGCAACATCATCAACAGTCATAACAAGCTTATCTGTCGTCCAATTGGACATAAAAGGGTCAGCGGGATTGTAAGTTGCTCTGTATTGTTTGCCTATAGGAAGTCCGGCACTAACAAGCAGAGCATCAATTAGCTGATCACCAAAGGTTGTTTTCCCTTGACTACTTTCTCCAAAGAGTTCCAATGTGAAGGGTGCTTTCCTCACTCCACTACTAACTTTAAGAGTGATAAAATCATTCTTTATGGTCAATAGTTTCATAAACTTATCACTTAGCAATTTCTTCTCGAAACTCTTAGCTCCACCAATCAAACCCTTGACTTTCGTCGTTAAGGTTTCAAGGCGCTTATCAAATTCTTGATCAGAAATACCTGTAACTTTCATAAGATTTCCATTTTGGACCAAATCCCACCACAGCATAATATTAGCATAATCTGTCTCTAGCTGGGTGGCAGAACGATCAGAAATCAAGAAAGGGCGCAATGATTTAGTTTTGAAAGATTCATACATAGTCTCAACAAAGAACATGACAGACCCGAACATAGCATCAATAACATCAAGAGCCGATCCATGGACAATTTCCATATCAGGTTCAAAAATTTTATAGTCCATGATGCTAAATGTGACATCTGAAATAGAACACATTTGAGCTGTCACAAGAACTCCGAGAAATTTAGATATTTCAGAGAAAAGTTTATTGCCTTTGATTAGGCTCCAATCATCTCTACAAGCTCTCAACAATTGCAGCCATTCAGGATCATCATCTCCTCTTTCACTGCCAGACTGCGCTGTCATTGGATAAAGTTCTTCCAAATAAGCAGTGAGCTGAGACGTGGCTGATTTAGACATAAAACTACGGAAATATAGGAAGATGGCACTAACAACTCCAGCATAACTAGAACTACTCTGAATTGTCAATAATAGTGCACTAATACCTTCCATTTCTCTAATGAGTTGATCTCCTATGTCAATATTGCCAAGAGTCCCAATTTCCTTAAGAAAGCCACGTATAGAGTCAAACTTCTCAAAGCCAGATTGTGGTTTATATCTCTTACGATGAATCTCTTCTCTTTTAGCTTCCTTTATAGAACGAGCAACTAAATTGCTTTTGTTTTTCTTCTTAACTGTTTTTCTGTTATTCTTGGGAACAGTGCAGAGCCTCTCTAAGGGTGCACTCCCAAGATATTGAGTTATTTTAAAGTCTGTCATGGCGGAAAAGTATTTTGTTCGATAATTATTCATAATTTGAAATAATTTATAATTAATACTTTGCTTCCTAATGACGAGATCGTGGTATCTTTACAACACCACTACTAATCCCGTCCCTTGTTAAGGTCCCCCTGGCTCATCCCAGGGGAGATACAACGATTAGCCTGGCATGCTAGGCCCCGTGCATACGTCGATATATCACGGCAAGGACAAATCTTCTCTAAGGCCAAACTATTACTCGAATACAACCGGTTTGCACACCAAAGAGCGTCAATACATGACTAACCTCCACTTTAAGTTGTTTTAGGTGTTTAATAAATAATTTTTATACCTAAAGTGGGAAATGGAAACATTATATCCACATGTTCATAAATAATATACAACTTTCTAATATACAACTAACATAAAACATATATAGGGGGTTACTGATAGACCAATAA